CACGGTGCTATTTTATTGAAAAATGATATGATCTTACATCAAAAATTTGAATCATTAAGTTGTTCTGAATATTTTAACCATTATTATAGAAGAAGAACTGTGGGGTGTTTTAGATATGCAGCATAAAATTCTGCTGCTGGATGAATTAGGAGAAAGGTGGGGCGAATCTCATACTTATTACGACCTTAGAACTCCTGCTGATGCCATACGTCTTTTATGTATAAATTATCCAGACTTCGCAAAATATATTGCAACCTCGCATGAGCAAGGAATCGCTTATCAAGTTACACAAGTAGGAGAAGAGTTAGAAGCATCTGAACTTTTATTGCCTTTAGGTCAGCATGATCTCGTAATAACGCCTGTAATTGTTGGAAGTAAAGGCATAGGAAAAATTGTTGTGGGTGCGCTTTTAATCGGTGCAGCAGTAATTTCAGGTGGAGTAGGTTTTGGTTTAGGACCAGCAGGATTAGGTGGGGGCTTTTCAACTGCTTCAGGTGCTTTTAGTTTAGCTGCCGCAGGAGGAAATATTGGAATCGCTTTAGTTCTTGGTGGCGTTGGAGATATGCTTGCTCCTCAGATGCCAACTTTTGACGCTTCTTTTGACGTAGGGCGTGGTGGCTTCCTGGGCGGTCCTTCGGCAATGGAAAGGGGTGCTGATGGACAGCAAAGTTATGCCTACAGAGGGGCATCAAATACTGTCGGGATAGGTGCAACAATTCCTATTGTTTATGGTAAGGCTTTGATAGGTGGTCACATAATTAGCACAGATATTGATGTGGTTAATGAAAGTGATCCATTGATGACAAGTTTTGAAAAGCCAAGTAATTCAACAGTTAGAGTAAATGGTGAAAAAGTAACGTTTTCACAAAAAATACTTGATTTTGACACTTTGCGTGCAGCTAGAGTGAGTCATACTGCGGAAGTTAGAAAATTTGGAGGCCCTAATGCAAACAGAGTAGGAGCTTTACTTGGTGAGGGAGATGGATTTCAATTTGTGTTACATAAAACTGTTGCTGGTCAAAATTCTCCTAATTTAATTGGTTTTGTTAATTTAAATTCGTCAACCGAACAAAAAGTATTGGATAATTTACAAATAAGTAAAACAGGAGATAAAGCAAATGATAATTTTAATGTGATGATAACTTTCAGTGGTTTACAGGATCGAGTTGGAAACGCAGCTTCTACTATTATTCAAGGATATATAACTTTTGCAATTATTATAAAAGAACCAGATTCTGAATCTACGGTACTACATCAAGTATTAACAGTTCAAGGAACACAAAAATTCACACAACAAATAAGATATATTTTTGAATTTGTACCAGCAGTTGTGGAGGGTGCTAATAGTTATGACGTTTTTGTACAAATTATTGATACAGGTCTTTTTAGAACAGGAATGAGTACTGATACAAAAGGTGCTACAAAAATGAGGATTGATTCTGTTGGTTATGATTTACTTAGAGAGATTAAAAACGTAGAGTAATTTTATGTCATTAAATTCTACAAGTGTTATTAAAATTGTTGACCTTTTATGTGAAGGTCAAATTGAAGCTATTGTTGGCGGTAAAAAAGGCATTTTTTTAAATGAAACTGCTATTCAAGACAATAAAGGTAATTTTAATTTTGAAAAAAAGGATGTAAAATATATTTTAAGAAGAGGTACAAGAAATCAAAAACAACTAGAAGATCATAAAAAAGCAAATTCTAATGTTATAGATATAAGTCAGGAAATAGGTTCAAATTATAGTGAAAAGTTAAATGCAAATAATTTGGTGAGAAAAAGAGATTATGGAGAGGGTGAAATTATACAACAAATTAGTGATCCTGATACAGATTCATTTCAAATATTATTTACTATTCCGTCTTTATTTTGTACAGGTATGGAAGGCGTTGCAAGAGGTCAATTATTTAATGCAAAAGTTAAAATTAAAATATTTGTAAAGGCAAGAAATACATCTTACATAGCTGTTCAGGATTTAGACGTAGAAGGAATTTCTACTTCTAATTATCAAGTTAAAAGTAAAATTATTAATTTAAGAGAAATAGCAAAAAATGATAATGCAAAGCCACCTTTTTTTATAAAGGTAAAAAAAATAACAAAAGAAGAAACAGACTATGAAGTAAGATTCCCTAAGTTTGAAACGATCAACAAAAAAACACCTTTAGAAAATACCAGAGCAAATAGAGTAATTTTTACGTCTTTAATAGAAAGACAAGAAATAAGGACTGCATATCCATATACTGCCTGTGTTGCTTTGTCATTATCAACAGAAACCTTTTCAAGCTTACCCTCAAGGGCATACTTAGTAAAAGGTACACTTGTAAAAATCCCATCTAATGCAAGTGTACAACAAAATGGAAGGCTTAAATTTGAAGGTTCTTTTGATGGAAGTTTGAAAAAGGGCAGATTTTTTACAACTTGCCCTGTGTGTATTTTTTATGATTTGCTTACTAATAAACGCTACGGATGTGGAGAGTTTTTAGATACTTCAAACCTTAACTGGGTTGATTTATACGAACTTTCAAGATATTCAAATCAATTAGTAGACACACCAGATGGGAAAGAAGCAAGATTTGCAATAAATACAGTAATAGGCAATCAGGCTGATGCTTACAATGTGTTGCAAAATTTAGCCAGTATTTTCAGAGGAATGACTTACTGGGGATCTAATACCGTCAATTTGATTGCAGATCATGGCAATTTAGATGGGAGTGATATTGATCCTGTGCATCTTTATACAAATTCAAATGTTATTGATGGGGCTTTTTCATATTCAGGTTCATCTTTAAAAACAAGATCAACTTCAATCCAGGTAACTTATAATGACCCTGATAATTTTTATAAACCTAATGTAGTTGTAGTTGAGGATTATGATTTGATTGAAAAGTATGGTTATAACATAAAACAGATTGTAGCTTTTGGCTGTTCTTCAAAATATCAGGCGCAAAGGATGGGGCAATGGGTTCTAAATTCTGAAAAATTAGATGGTCATATTGTTTCCTTTTCAACAGGTTTAGATGGTATTGCAGTTTTACCGAGTCAAGTATTTGCAGTTGCAGATGAAATGAGGGCAGGTATTAGATTGTCTGGAAGAATTTTAAGTGTAGATTCAACAACCAAATTCACGCCAGATCAGAATTTTGATACATACGTTGGTGGTAATGGTGATAAATTTGAAGTAAGCGTTACTTTGTCTGATGGTACTGTAGAAACACAAAAAATAAGTGGGATAAATACTTCTGGTCGTATTACAGTGCAAAATGCTTTTTCTTCTGCCCCTTTAGCTGGTGCTGTTTACACATTAGAAAACAAAACAAATAATTCAGTTTTAAATCAAAAATTTAGATGTATAGATATAAAAGACAATAATAACAGCACTTATACGATTACAGGTTTGGAATTTAATGACTCAATTTATGCAGTTTCAGATAACACAAAAAATAACAAAGCGAAGCTAGATTATCAGGATGTCACAGCTTTCAATAATAAACCAACTAAACCAGAAAATCTAGAAGTTACAAGTGTAAGAATACAACTACAAAACAGTTCTACAAATAGAGTAAGATTTTCATGGTCAAGAGGTTTAAACGGATCTAATGTTAATTTTACAGTAAGATTTAATAGGGGAAATGGTTTTAAGACTAGAAGAAACATAGATGAAACATCATTTGAATTGGATAATGTAAAAACAGGAACAGTTGTTAAATTTAGAGTTAGAGCAGAAAGTATTGATGCGATAGGTTCAAAACATTCAGCTTATGCTGTCGCGAATGATTTCTTAGTTCCATCTACTTTAGCTGATGTCCCTACTCCTTTACCTTAGAAATGAGCATACAGGTAACAACACAAAATGAAGTAATTTTAAAATGGAGGATTCCTTCGGATTATGAAGGTAATCCTAGTGAGTTAAAAGCGATTATCAGACATTCATCTTCTATAGATGGTACAGCGGTATGGCCTGATTCTACATTTTTAAGAGAAGTTACAGCTACAACTGATTATGTAATTTTACCTTTGGTAAATGGAACTTATATGGTGAAGTTTAAAGATTTGGAAGGCCAAAAATCACCATCACCGTTAAGTCATATTATTAACATCCCAGATGAACAACCTAAATTGTTAGTGCAAACCAGGAGAGAGGATCAGGATTCACCAGTTTTTCAAGGTCAGCAAAATGATGTTTTTTATTCTTCTGAATATGATGCTTTAGTATTAAATAATGATGATTTAATAGATGACAAGTCAGATTTTGAACAGGGATATTTAGGAAGTTTAGATTTTGGTGGTGAGCTTTTAAGTTCTGGTGAA